TAAGATAAAAAGTCATACTTACATCATCAACAGCGTATCCATAAGCAACCTTTTGAAATTCCATACCAATTCTTCTCTCACTTGTTAAAGTAACTTTAGCAGGCAATTGTGCATTAGAACATAATATGTTTAATTCTCTGCCTGATGCTCCTCCGCCACCACCTGTAAGAAGACCAATAATTCCATTCAATAATCCTCCACTACCACCAAAACTTGTTGGCATTGTAACTAAAAATCTATTTGGTCTTGCAAATCCTAATTTAGTATTAGCTAAAGCTTTTAATTCGTCTACTGTATTAGCCATTTGCTATCTTCCTTGAATCTGAATATACTCTACCAGCAGAAGCTTTTTTCCAACTTGCTGTTGGCATAAAAGTTACAATCTCCCACTCTGGCGCTGGCACTTGTGCAAACTGAGATTTAACGTGATCCATTAAATAATGTTTAAAACAAGGTTGAAAGTATTTAAATTTAGCAGCGCCTTTAAGCAATCTATATGTTAAATTAAAACGTGTTGATTCGTTATAACTTTTGTTATTAACTAAATCAAGTAAACTATCTAAAAACTTTGCTCGTAAAACCGGTGGTATATAATGCAAGTTTAAACCTCTAAAACCACCTGGTGCTTTTTCAACTGGTATTACTAAAGGAAATGTATCGTAATACGGAAGTTTATCTTTAAGTTTAGGATCATAAAAAAACATCATCATACTTCCTAATAAAGGTGAATTTACTTTATTAACACCTTCTTCTCTCATTAAAGATTCCCGGTTAACTCTCGTTAAACTTTGTACACGTTTACGAAACCAATCACGTGATTCATCTGTACGTGGTGTAATACCTTTTCGAAAAGCTTCAAGTTCTAGTTTTTGAAATAAGTTACTCATGATTCTATTTATATCTTTTTCTTACGCTTTTTTCTAAATGGTTTCATTGGAGTATACTTCTTAAGTTTTCCAGGAACTGGCTTATGCAATAATTTCATTTCTTGTAAAGTTTTTTCAGTCCACACGTGAAACTCCCATCCACGATCCTGAGCATACTCATTTGCAGCTTCCCACTTATTCATATTTTTTACATAAGTAAGACCTTCAGTAATATATCTTTTAGTTTTTTTTGCACCTACCGGTGGAACAGTTTCTTTTTCTGGTTTTATTTCAACTAAGATCGTTTTTTCTTCAAACACTATTTTTAAATCGACATAATATTTGTGATACTTTTTGTCAACATCATAGTAGTATGGAATGATAACTTCTTCTGAACTCCACCCTTTTACTTTATCGTTACTATCGCACCAGCCAAATGCAGCTCTTTCCCATAATGATCTATACACAACCGAAGATGGATCTCCTTTGTATTTTGATTTATTTTTGACTTGGTATCTTCCTGAATATCCCATGAAATCCGTTATAAATAAAGAATAATACTTTAATATATCTATAAGGATTAAATATGTCAGAACTTAGCATTATAAATCAAAAAGCTGGTCCTTTAGGAGAGAAGAATTTTGGAAATCCAGGGGTAGGCAATGAAATTAAAAGTGTTGGTAATTCTAATTCTATGGGGTTAGATGATGATATAACTGGTCAATCTTTATCTGGAAAATTACAAAGCCCATTATCAAGAAGCGCTCTTACTGCAAGTAGATTAGAATATCCTATAGACGTTAGTGGCAATCCAGCATATTCTGCTACTATAAAATTTCAAGTGTTAGAATACACAACTGCTAGTCCAGGTCAATCACAAAAAAATCATATAACAACAACTACAGATAATATTCAATCTCAAGAAACAACAAAAGCAAAAGTTGAAGACGATCCTAATGCAAGTAATATAGGTGGCGGTGGAAGTGATATTGGTGCTCCTTCTACTGTTTCTTTTAATGACGACGCCAGTAATTCAGGTTATGCCGGTATTTCTAGTAATAGCATCGGTGATTTTAGTGACTTCAGCGGTGTTAATGAATTTAAAACCAAACAAGATGCAAAAGCTGAATTTAATAATATTAAAAAAACTACTGCGAACTCTAGTAACTTTAAATTAGGATTTTTTCCAAAAACAACTGCGCCTATTGTAACTATGTATTTTCCACCTTCTCAAGCTTTTCTTGATGGCGTTCAATATGGTGACGCAAATTTAGGCGCCACCGGTGGAGCAGCTTTAGCAGCATTTGAAGCAGGTGGTGATGGGGTTAGAGCTGCTGTTGGCCAAATGATGGATGTTGGAAAAACTGTGTTAGATACTGTATTATCTGGTCAAGTTAAAATAGCAGCAGCTGCTGAATCTGAAACTGCTAGATTAACTGCAACAAAACTTATAAGTGCAATCCCTGGAATGAATTTAAATCAAGGACTGGGAGCTGCAGCGGGAATTGCCAACAGAATAATAGTTAATCCAAATGTAAGAAAATTATTTAACGGCGTAACTGTAAGAGAGTTTACATTTCAATTTAAAATGATACCAACATCGCCTGAAGAAGGTGAAATTATACAAAAAATAATTAAACTATTTAGAAAAGAAATGTATCCAAGAGCGTTTAAAGTTCCTGTAGGTGGTGAATCAAATGTAAGTTTAGGATATAATTTTCCAAATGCTTTTAAGATTAAATTTAATTTTAAAGATTCCGAAAACAGAAATATACCTAAGTTGCTTCCATGTTATTTAAGAAATGTTTCTCACACAATAAATCCAACGGGTGGTGGATTTAAAAATGATGGAAAAGCTAATGAAACTGATTTAACATTAGCGTTTGTTGAGCACAGAGCTATTGAGCAACAAGATATAGAAAAGGGTTACTAATGCTTTATTTTAATGAATTTGAAAATTTAACATATAAATTTGGAGATGAAGTTGATACAGTTATATTCCAAAACTTATCAATATATGTTGATTTAATAGATGAGATTAAAAATAATATAACGTTTTTAAACGTTCATACTATTCAAGAAGGGTTCAGACCAGATCAAGTTTCAATACAATTATATGGAACTCCTTTATACTATTGGACTTTTTATCTTATTAACGACGATATTAGAGAACAAGGTTGGCCCCTTATTAGAACAGAACTTGACGCATATACTAAAAAAATATTTCCAAATACTACAATAACAACAAAAGACCCTGACTTTGCAAATAAATTTAAAATAGGTCAAACTATTTCAGGAGGAACGTCAGGTGTATCTGGTAAAATTATAAAAAGAAATCCAGATTTAGGACAAATAGTTGTTGAAGGTAATGTAGCTTTTTCTATAAGTGGCGAATTATTTTCATCAACAAATTCTTCTGGAACATTAGAATCTTTAGTTGGAGTGTCAAGCTCAAAAGAATATCAATCTGCTTCTCATTATATAGATGGAACTGGTGCAATAGTAGACATAGATCCTACAGTAGGGCCTGGAGCTTTACTTACAGAAAAAACTCATGAAGATGTTTATTTCACAATAAATGAGAATCTTAGACAAATTAAAATAATTAAACCTAGTCAAGTTACTAACTTAGTTTCAAGTTTTAAAAGAGCTGTAAGAGGATAATATGGAATTAGACATTGCTTCTACTGCAGAAGGATCTACTGAATACTCTCTTGTGAGCGCTATTATAACATCAGATCGTGTGCAATCTGAAGTAGAAATATCTGCTGTTGTGAGTGAATTTGTAATTTATGAACATATAGAAAAACCTTATTTAACTATGAGGTTATCTTTCATAGATCAAATTAATATAGTTCAAACTGTAGATTTTCAAGGTGGTGAAAAACTATCAATTGTAATAAAACAAATAGAAGAAGTTCAAACTGGAAATGAAATAAGAAAAGATTTTGTTATTGATGAAATAGAAAAGGTAATTAAACTTGACGAAAGAAATGAAACAGTTGTAATACATTGCACTGAATATCATATGTTCGAAGCTGCAGCTCAAAATGTAAATAAATCTTATAGTGGTTCTCCTTCTAGTATTATTAATAGTTTAATTTCTAGTTATATAAATAAGTCTTTAGTAATAGATGGTACAGATTCTACTAAGAATTTAAAAGTAATAATACCAAACTTAGATCCTATAGATGCTGCTTTATGGATAAAAAATAGATCAGTGACATATAACGGTTTACCTTTCTTTTTGTATTCGCCTTTAGGCGTTGATAATTTAGTATTTAAAGATTTAGGAAAAATGTTATCTGAGCCTGTAAATAATATTACAAGGCCATATGTTTATACTAGTAGTTTATCTCATTCATCAGGAGAATCAAAATTATATAGCATAATAGAATATAAGTACGAAAACTCTGAAGAATTAATTAATCTTTTACGAAAAGGTTATGTTGGCGCTTCATATAGTTTTTACGATGTGCATAGAGGAATATCTGAAGAAAAACATTTTGATGTTGATAATGCGTTTAAAAGCTTATTAGTGCAAAATCTTTTAGGAGGTGAAAATTCAAAATATAATTATGGACCAGAATATAAGATAAAAGGAAAGAATTTATCAAGTTATAATTCTAAAGTTATTAGTAAAATATCTTCTAGTGGTAGTTACAGAGGTGGCTCGTACAATGCTGGTTACAGAAGTTACAGCGATGAAACTTTAGGTGGCGATCATATGAAACATATTACTGGTAAAGCTATAAAAGGTTTTTTATCTAAAACTCCTTTGTGCATTACTGTGAAAGGTAGAGAGTTTATAACTGGCAATGATAATTACACTTTAGGGAAAACTATAAGAGTCTTATTTTTAGATGCTGATCCTACCGAAGATACACATAATGCTTCGAAGGATTTAAAAAAATCAGGTGATTATCTAATAATAGGTGCTAAACATTCATTTAATGGTGATAAAGTTACTAGTGAATTATTATGTGGTAAAGTCGCATCTATTGGAAAGGAAATTGCAATATAATGGCATACGCGCATATATTAGAATCTGAATATTACGGTGATCAAGTAAGATGGTTTATTGGAACAGTTGTAGACGTCAATGATCCTTTAAAACTTGATAGAGTTAAAGTAAGAGTTTATGGTATTCATACGTCAAATACTATTGATATACCAAATCAAGATTTACCATGGGCAAGTGTTTTAATACCTGTTACAGAAGGTGGTACTTCTGGAATTGGAGCGAATTCTCAAATAAAAAATAGAGCACAAGTTTTTGGAATATTTTTAGATGGAAAAGATTCGCAATGCCCTTTAGTTATGGGATCAATCCCTAAAGTTGAAACAAAAAGAAATGATGTTAATGAAGCGCCTTCGACAAAGAATGAATATGACGGAAGCTCAGTTGTTCCTGATTCAACACCACAGGGTGTCAAACCCGGTGTGCCTTCAGTTAGTGAAGGCAATTTAACAGGGCAGAATAACGCAGAAAAAGCATATAATTTTTTCTTATCTAAAGAAGGTGGATCGTTTACATCTGCACAAAGTGCTGGTATAATAGGAAACTTAATGGCAGAATCTGGTAAAAATCTAAATCCAACTATAGTTTCAGGATTTAAAGATGAAGGATCTTTTGGAATAGCGCAATGGAATCCAAGTAAAGCTGCAGGTTTTAGATTGCAAGAGCTTAAAAGATTTTGTAAAGATTCAAATTTAAATTTTAGAACACTATATGCTCAATTAAAATTTATAGTATATGAACTTGGAAAATATCCGTATTTAGGTCTTGGTAAATTAAGAAAAGCTCAAACGCCTGAAGAAGCTTCTCGAATTTTTGAAAGATACTATGAAAGACCGGCACCTGGAAGTACGCAAAAAAGAATAGCTTTTGCACTTGAAATTGACAAAAAACTAGGAATTGGAGCTGCATAATGGCTGATAAATCATTTATTAATATGAAAGCTGGTGATAAACCAAGAGGCGCTAATGAAAATAGTACATTTAATGGTACAGTACTAACGATAGGCCGACCAGAAGTAATTGCAAAAATAACAGATATAAGAGTTGCTAGAAGCCAAACTGATGATAAAAACGCTTTTACTACTAACAATATGCCTTCAATATTTAATGATCTTTCTCAATATACATATAATGGAAGTATCATATCTTTAAAAAGCTTTCATCAAAGAATTAGAATAGAATATGAAAAACCTGAAGTAACACAAGCAGAGTT